ACCGAGGAGGTCCCCCGTGGCCACGGCGCGGATCGGTCGTCCGGCAGCCTACAGCCGAACCAAAACAGGAGGTCAGATGGCCGAGAAGGATCCGCCTAAGAACGTACTCAAGCTCATTGCCGACGCTCTGGCGCGCAAGCAGGCCAAGCCGAAGGCACCCCGGACGGGGTGGCGGTCGAACGTTGACGGCTCCCTGCGGCAGACGGGCGGTAAGGACTGATGGCCGGGGATTCGCCATACGAACGCCTGCTCGCCGAGGTGGGCAGGGCGTTCGTCGAGCAGGCGTCGGTGCTGGCTCGGGCCAGACGGGAGCGGGACTCCCTCGCCCGCCGTCTGGCCCGGCGGTTCGCCGCCCAGATGCAGGCCACGCGGCTGCTGGGGATGGCCGTGCACCTGCGGGCACACGGTGAGCAGGCGGGCGGTGAGGTGACGTGGGCAGAGTTCGATCGGCTGGCGGGGGAGTTCCTGGGGTTCCAGGAGAACGTGCCCGAGACGACGGGGGTTCTGTTCGGCCGGGATGCCGGGGTGGAGTGGTTGCATGAGGGTCCGTGTTCGTGGCCGGAGCGCCCCTGCACTGGTCACATGACTAGTTACTCGCCGGTACGGGTGCCAGAAAACACGGGGAAACACCCCGCAGAATCCGGCGAAACAGGAGAAACCTAGACATGAGCTGGACCCTCGCGGGGCAGATCGCCCTCCTCGCCGAAGGCGCCATCGCCGCCCTCATCGACAAGAAGCGTGAGGACGACATCAAGTGGAAGGAGGCCGGACTGTGATCGAGGATCAGGAATCGCACCCCGATGGCGCCGACCTCCACCCCGCCGCCCTCGCAGCCCTCCTCGCTGTCATCGTGGTGCCGGTGATCCTCGCCGTCTACGTCATCGCGGTCCTGCCGTGATCCGCCGACTCCTCGGATGGCTGCGCCGCCCCGACGACCGCACCCGGGCCTACTACGCCGGGTGCGGCTGCGTCCCGTGCCCCCCGCTCCCGAGGACGCCCCGATGATGCGGCTCACCGACCCGACCCGTATCGGTGCGGCCCTCGCCGACGTCCGGACGATGCTGGGCATCACCCGCCGTCAGGTCGCCCGCGCCATCGCCGAGAAGACCGGCCGGACCGAGACGTCCGTCAACGCCCAGCTGTGGACCTGGGAGGTGCCACCCGGGGAGAGCAGTCTGGGACGCCGCCCAGATCTGGCGTCGCTTGCCCCGTATCTCGACGTCATCGAATTCGATCTTGCGCTGGTGCCCCGCCTCGAAAACCCCGGCCACCTGCGAACCCTGCTCGGCATCGTCGACAACGCCCTGCGCAACGGCTCCGACATGAACAAAGCCAACCTGGCATTCGAGCACCTGTGCGACGAGCTCGGCGTCACCCGCGACGAACTGGAACACCACCCGGACTGGCCCCGCAAGGAGGAGACCGCACCGTGAACTTCTACTACGACACCGAGTTCCTGGAGGACGGCCGCACGATCGAGCTGATCTCGATCGGCGTCGTCGCCGACGACGGCCGCGAGCTCTACGCCGTCAACGAGGCCGTCGGCGAGGGGGACCTTCACGACCGGATCCGCGCCCACGGCTGGCTGATGGCCAACGTCGTGCCGCACCTGCCGCTGGCGCACGAGGTTCGGGCACCGGGCTTCGGGGACTTGCCGCTGTTCACCCTCGACCCCACGTCGAATTTGATCATGCCCCGGCGGATGATCCGCAACGCCGTACGAGACTTCCTCCTCGCCGGTGACCCCGGCGAGGACATCGCCCTCTGGGCCGACTACGGCGCCTACGATCACGTCGCCCTCGCTCAGCTCTTCGGCCCCATGATCCACCTCCCCGACGGCGTGCCCATGTTCACCAACGACATCCGCACCGCCTGGACGCTCGCCGGACGCCCCGCCCTCCCCGCACAGAAGGGCACCACGCACAACGCCCTCGACGACGCCCGGCACGTCCGCGCCTGCGTGGAAGCCATCGACGACGCCTTCGCCAAGGAGACCGGCCCCGATGCCTGACCTCGCCGTCGTCGTGCCCACCAGGGGCCGCCCCGACAACATCCGGCGCCTGGTGGACGCCTGGACCGAAACGAACGCCTGGGAGGTCGCCACCCTGGTCCTCGCAGTCGACGCGGACGACCCCAAGTATCCGGCCTATGACCGCCTGCACTATCGGCGCGAGGAGGACTTCGCCCTGGTCGTGCACGAAACATGGGCGCCGATGGTCGACAAGCTCAACAAGACGGCCCTCGCCGTCGCCCGAAGTCAGGGCATCTTCGCCGACCAGGGCTATTCCGCCGTCGGCTTCGCAGGGGACGACCACGTGCCCGTCACCCGCGACTGGGCGCAGCGGTACGTGACCGAACTGCGCAAGCTGGGCACCGGCATGGTCCACGGCGACGACGGGTTCCAGGGCGCCAGCCTGGCCAGCGAATGGGCGGTCACCTGCGACGCGGTCCGCGAGCTGGGCGCCATGGTCCCGGTGCCCGTCGAGCACATGTACTGCGACAACGCGATGATGGACCTCTACGGTGCCGCCGGGATGATGCGCTACCTCCCGGACGTGCAGATCGAGCACCGGCATCCCCTCGCGGGCAAGGCCTCCCTCGACAAGCAGTATGTGCGGGTCAACTCGTCCGAGCAGTACGCCCGCGACAGCGCCACGTACGAGGCATGGAAGGCGGGCGCCCTGGCCGATCAGGTCGCCCTCCTGAAGGCCCTCAGGGCGGGCTGAACGCCCCGGCGGGGTGGTGTAAGCAGCACGGCGCACCGTCGCGCAGATGCAGGTGTCGAATCCTGCCCCCGCCACGATCTCGGGCGCCCCGGGTGGTTACCCCCCGAGATGTGTCACCCCCCACCTAGCCTTAGGCCGCAGAACGCGGCCCGCTACCGGCCCACGGGCACCGGTGCGACGTCGAACGCGGAACGGGCAGGGGTGGGGGCTCAAAACGTCCCTCCCGGGTGGACAGCAGCTCGCACACGGGCGTATGCTGAGCGCTGACAGAACATCCGCAGGAGGAGATCAAGACATGCAGCAGCACGCGATCGACGGCACCACCTGGGCGCAGTGGGACGCCGCCAACGCGGTCGACGACGACACCCGCCTGGCCGTGCTCCGCGAGTTCATCTTCGCGACGGCCAAGGCGTTCGCCAACCGGTACCCGGTCACCCCGGCGTGGGTCAACAAGAAGCTGGGCGGCCTGGGCGTCGCCGACCGCATCACCGCCGAACAGTCCTACGGCATCGAAGTCGCGGTCACCGGCGTGCTGACCATCGGCGTCTACGCCCACAATCGGGCTGAAGCCCTGGAGAAGTTCGAGGACCGGGTGAAGGGCCTCGCCGGGGGCGGGTTCCACGTCACGAACGTGATCTCGACCAGCCTGCCCGTCTTCACCGACGCCAGCCCGCAGGACCAGGTCGGCGCGGTCGACGACGACGCCCCCCAGACGGTCGACGAGACTCTGGCCGCACTACGTGAGGTGATCCTGCTCGGCCACGTCGCCGGTCCGAAGTACTGCGCGGACGAGGCCGACGAGGTGCTGGCCGCGTACGGCCTGGACCCGATCCCGGCCAAGGTCGAATTCGTGGTCGAGCGGCCGATGACCGGCACGATGCGCACGACGGTGACCGCCTACGACGTGGAGACGGCTCAGCGGGTCGCGGGGTGGCGCTGGGAGAACGAGCGCGCCGGGTTCGAGCTGACGCAGGCCACGCCGGTCGACGACGTGCGAGTGACGCACGCCAGCTGATCCGCCCGCATGCAGCCCCTTGCCCAGGTCGGGCGAGGGGCTGTATGCTGTGAGCAGACAGAACGAGGAGGACGAACATGCAACTCCCCACCCTCGCCATCGACCTCAAGCGCGACGGCCGCACCTGGTACGGGCGCCGCCTCTACTCGATCGCCTTCACCAACGGCGCCAACGTCTACCGCCCCCGCCGTCTCACCTTCGGTGCCGCCGCCGAACAGATCTCCGAAGCCATCAAGGCGGCGCTCGACATGGGGCGCCCTTACGCCCTCACCGTCGAAGGTCTTACCGCCTTCGAGGCGGCACCCGCCGGGACCTGCTCCCGCTGCGGCGAGCTGTTCCCGCTCCTGAGCCCCCGCCCCGCGTCCGGCATCTGCACGGACTGCACCAAGGAAGGCCGCTGATGTTCGCCTGGATCCGCGCCCGCTGGGCCGCCCTGTTCACCCATTATCCCAAGATCGAAATCGTGCTGGGTGACATCACTCGCCAGCAGGTCGACGTCATCGTCAATGCCGCCAAGCCCTCCCTCCTCGGGGGCGGCGGAGTCGACGGCGCCATCCACGCCGCCGGGGGCCGCGCCATCCTCGCCGAGTGCCGGATGATCCGGGCCACCACCCACCCGAACGGTCTGCCCGTCGGCCACGCCGTCGTCACCAACGCCGGGGATTTGCCCGCCGAGTACGTGGTGCACACCGTCGGGCCCGACCGCCGTATCGGCCAGACCGACCCGATCCTGCTGCGCCGCGCCTACATGGCCTCTCTCGACGCCGCCGACGGCGTGGCCGCCGAGACGGTCGCGTTCCCGCTCATCTCCTCCGGCGTGTACGGCTGGCCCATGGAGGACGCCGTACGTCAGGCGCTGCTCGCCATCTCCACCGTCCGGCGCGACAACGTGAAGCTGGTCAAGCTGGTCGTGTTCGACACGGACACCTACGGCGAGGCCCTGCACGCGCAACAGCTGATGGGTCTGTAGCCGTGATCGCCGACGCCCGGCACCTGGTGAAGATCCGGCTCACCGTCCGCATCCCCGGCCTGCACGTCCGGGCCCGCTGGTACCCGCACCCCCACCTCGACCAGAGCCTGCTGAAGTACTGACCGCACAACCCGAAGAGCCGGGCTGACCACCTACGATGGTGGCCATGCCCGGCTTTTCTGTTCTGTACGCCGTCTACCTGCTTGCGTTCGCGCGCCTGGTCGTCCTGATCTGCGCCGACATGATCACCGCCCGGCCTCGTGACGCCGTGGTGGAAGCCCTCAAGGAACGTGGGCACCACATGCTCGCCTACCTGCTGCTGTGCCCCTGGTGTCTGTCGATCTGGCTGGCCATTCCCGCCGCCCCGATCATCTACGCTTACGGCGAGTCGCCGTGGTTGTTCGTGCCCGCTCTCGGGTTCGCCTGCTCCGCTGCGGCCGGTGCGCTCGCACGCGTGAAGGGGTGACGGAGTGGGGCTGCTGACCCGTAAGGCCAAGCCCGCCGGGGGGATCGACGGGCCAGGAACGCGCCCCGCCAACGCCCTGGTCGGCGCTGCCGTGCCCATCAACCTGGGCGATGCCGCCTCGTGGCAAATGTTCAAATTGGGCGATCATAGGTGGCAATGGGAGGCATGGCGCCATTATGACATTTGTGGCGAAATGCGCTTCGTGGTCAACTGGATCGGCAACGCCATCAGCCGCTGCCGTATGTACGCCGCCGACATCGCCGACGACGGCACCGTAGGCGACGAGACAGGCGACACCCAGGCCAAGCTCATCGCCGAAACGATGTTCGGCTCCCCCGCCTCGAAGGCCCAGGCGCAACGGCTGCTCGGCATCAACATGATGGTGGCCGGTGACGTGTTCATCGTCGCGGAGGGCTACCAGTCCACCGGCCGGGGCGGCACCGCCGACACCGACAAGTGGTACGTGTGCTCCTCCTCCGAGGTGTTCCGGCGCGGCGACGACATCAGCCGGTCGATCACCCATGGCGGCGGAACCTACAAGCTCGACCCGAAGAAGGACCTGCTGATCCGGGTGTGGAATCCGCACCCGCGCCGCCACGACGCCGCCGACTCCACCGTGCGGGCCATCCTGCCCGTGCTGCGGGAGATGGAGCAGTGCACGAAGAGGGTCTTCGCCGAGCTCGACTCGCGCCTGGCGGGCGCGGGGCTGCTGCTGCTGCCCGACAACATCGACTTCCCGAGCCAGCCCGGTGCGGGCCCGGACGACCCGTCGCCGTCGGGTATCGACGGCTTCACGGCGCTGTTGCAAAGGACGATGGCGACGTCGCTCCAGCAGCGCGACTCCGCCGCCGCCCTGGTGCCGATCATCTTGCAGGCGTCCACCGAGGCTCTCGACAAGATCAAGCACCTGACGTTCGACTCCCAGATCTCCGGCGAGATCCAGAACATGCGCGACTCGGCGGTCAAGCGGATGGCGATGTCGCTGGACATCCCGCCCGAGGTGCTGACGGGCATGGGCGGCACGAACCACTGGTCGGGGTGGCAGATCGAGGAGTCCTCGATCAAGATCCACATCGAGCCGCTCCTCATCCAGCTCGCCGAAGCCCTCAACGTCGGCTACTTCCAGCCCGCCCTCAAAGCCGCAGGCGTCAAGAACCCCGAGAAGAAGACCCTCTGGTTCGACATCGCCGCCCTCACCGTCCGGCCCAACCGGTCCGACCAGGCAATGCAGTTCGCCGACAAGCAGTACATCTCCGCCAAGGCCGCCCGCGACAACGCCGCCTTCACCGACGACGACGCCCCCGACGAGAAGGAGACGCAGTACAACCTCGTCAAGGCCCTCGTCCTCGCGAAGCCGGACTACGCCACCGACCCCGAGGTGCAAAAGATCCTCGGTCTGCCCGCCATCGCCGCCCCCGCCGCCCCCGCCGCACCTCCGCAGGAGGGCGTGCTGATGCCCGGCGAACCCGGCTACGACGAGGCGGGCACCGAACCGGCCGACGCCGGAATGAAGGGCCTGCCCCAGCTGCCGTCGGTCGCCGACGCGGAAGCGGGCAACGTCAAGCCGATCCGGGGTGCCCAGAAGCTCGGCCAGCTCGCCGCCTCCGTCGGCAGCGTCCACGACGCCCTGTTCTACGCCGCCGACAGCGCCGTACGCCGCGCCCTGGAGCTCGCCGGGGGACGGCTGGTGCCCGGCCCGCAGCGGACCCGCTACGGCGTTCCCAGGCACGAGCTGCACACCCGCCTCGTGCCTGACCGCGCCCGGGTGCCCACTCTCCTTGCTGGGGCGTGGGTGCACGTGCACGAACAGGCCCCTGCGCTCGGCGCGGACCCCGACGCCCTCGAAGGCGTCCTCGACGCGTACTGCACCGAGCTGCTGACGCGGGGCGTGTCCCACGAGCCGCAGCTGCTCAGGTCGATGCTGAATCACGCGGCAGACGACATCTGGCCATGATCGAAAACGACGCCGAGATGGAGGGTGACCAGGAATGAAGCTGCGGACCGGGCGGAAGAACCCGCGCAACCTCTACCTCCAGCTCGGCGACGAACCGGCCAGCACCGACCCGCCCGTCGGCTTCCTCATCGACACCGCCACCGGCGCGCTGATCGCCGACGCCTTGAACAGCCCCTGGCACCTCAACGAGATCCGGCTGACCGTCGAAGGGCGTGAAGACCAGTGACCCAGCCCGTCACGCTGCCCACCGCCACCGCCCAGCGGCAGGCCGCCGTCGCCGTGTACGCCCAATACGAGCCCGCCCTGTATGAGGCGTATCTGGAGATGATGGTCGAGTGGCTGGCCGCCGTGAAGGCAGCCGTCTTCACCGGCGGCATCGTCTCGCTCGGACTCGTCCCCGACCCGATGAAGGTCTTCAGCCAAACCCCGAAATGGCATGCCCTCACCGAGCGGTACTCCGCGCAGGTCGCGCAGGACGTCCTCGCCGCCCCCTACCGGGACCTGTTCGCCGACGGCACCCTGTTCGAATCCCGGCCGTTCGTGCGGAACTGGATCGCCACCCGGGCCAACCGGCTCCAGCGCGTCCCCGACGAGGTGTACGGCGCCGTCGCGCAGATCATCGACTCGGGCACCACGAACGGGGCCAGCATCCCTGACGTCACCGAGCAGGTCGAGCAGCTGTTCTCCGACACCGGCATGCAGAAGTGGAAGGGCCGCGCCCGGACCGTCGCGCGAACGGAGGTGGTCGGCGCCTACAACGGGGGCCTGCACGACGCGTTCGCCATGATCGTGGCCGCCGACCCGGACACCGCCTACGTGAAGCGCTGGCTCGCCACCGACGACCAGCGGACCCGCCCCGACCATCGGGAAGCCGACCTTCAGGCGGCCCCGTGGGGGCAGCCGTTCGACGTGGGCGGGTTCCAGATGCAATACCCGCACGACCCGGATGGCCCCCCGCAGGAGGTCATCAACTGCCGGTGCACACTGCTGCTGGAGATCGAAAACGAGCCGACGGAGATGGGCAACCGCCAGTACCTGAAGGCGTCCGGGATGACGCTCGGCCAGCTCCTCGACCCCGATTGCCAGTTCTGCATGGCCACCCACAAGCCGGGCCTATGCAAGGGCCAGAAGCGCGGCCAGTCCGAGCCCGGCGCCCTCGACGCGACCAAGGCCACCCCCGCCCAGAAGGCGAAGATCGCAGAGACCGGCCTCCAGCAGGCCATCGCCCAGGCGCAGGCCATCGCGCAGGCCAACCTCGTCTCCAACCCGAAGCTGGCCGCCATGGCGAAACGGGCCATCGGTGGCTACAAGAAGGCCCTCGCCCCGCACCAGCAGACCCTCAGGGACGCCGCCAGCGCGAACACCCGCTCGCAGCGACAGGGCGAACGGGACACGCGGGAACAGGACACCATCGACAAGCGGGCGGCCCGGCAGAAGGAGACGCTCGGCAAGCGCGCCGACAAGATCCTGGCCCGGCGCGAGGAGAAGGCGAGGCTCGCGAAGATGACGCCGAAGCAGCGGACCGCCTACCACAAGGCGAAGGCGGAGAAAGCCCGCAAGCAGCGCGAGAAGCAGGAGAACAAGACGTTGAAGGACGCGGGCAGGGCGTAGCGGCCGGGCGGGGCCTCATGATCGAAAACAATAGCTATGATCGGGCCATGACGACGCTCGGGACGGTGCTCACCGGCCGCGCCAACGGCAAGATCAGCGCGCAGCCGCTCGACCTCGGTCAGGCCCTGCTCGACATCAGCAGGGCCGTCGCCACGCACAACATGACCGCGTCGATCATGCCCGGCGGCTCCGGCGTCGCCGTGGACATCGGTACACCGACCGCCATTCTGGCCAGCCTCACCGCGTGGACGCAGCAGGACGACGACGCGCACGAGCCCTGCTCGCTGACCGCCTGCCGCCACCCGCTGCACCCCGGCCCCTGCAAGGGGTGGAAGGGCACCCTGCACGCGGTCGCCCCCGGCACGTACCAGCAGATCGAGACCGAGCGGGTCCGCAAGGCCAACGAGCGGCGCGTGAAGCGGATCGCCGACCTGAAGTCGCAGGGCAAGCCGATCCCCCGCAAGCTCCTCGAAGAGATCAAGCCGAAGCCCGCCCCGGGCCACCCGGCGCACGGTGCCCAGCCGGTCTCCCTCGGCCAGGTCAACCAGAAGGCCGACCTCGCGGGCGGGCAGGCCCACCAGGCAGGCCAGCAGGTGTCGAAGGCCGCCGGTGTCCAGGTCAACACCGCGCCGCCACTGCCGACCGGCCCGAAGGGCAAGAAGCCGACCGTTGCCGGTCGCGGGCCCGCGTTCGTCATCACCCAGCCGAAGGTCACCGACCAGTACAAGGTCGACAAGGCCAAGAAGATCACCCCCGACGAGTGGAACCAGCTGTCCGACGTCGACAAGAGGGCGATCCGCGACGAGCTCGCGGCCATCAAGGTGCGCGGCTTCGGGCCGCAGCAGAAGGCCGCCGACGAGCTGCTGGCCCGCCTCCCGGAGAAGGGCCTGGCGCCGGGCACCACGGGCACGGTCACCACGCCCAAGGGCAACGTCCACCAGAACGTCTCCGCGACCCCCGGGAAGACGACCCTGGGCCAGGCCACCAAAACCCTCCCCGCTCCCGCCAGCGCCCCGCAGAGCGCCCCCACCAGTCACGCGCAGGCCCAGTCCGCCGTCGGCATCACCGAGGCCATCTTCGGCAAGCAGGCCGTCGACCCGGCGAAGCTCGCCACTGCCTTCGACGCGATGAAGGCCAAGAGCGCCACCGGCGAGATGGACCAGCGCTCAGGCTTCAAGCTCCTCGTCGACCGGCTCGCCAACGCCGCCCTCAAGCAGGCCGATGCCGACAAGATGCCCGGCCTGGGCCACGGTCAGGGCCAGATCGGTATCACCGAGTTCAACCACCAGATCCGCGACCACATCCTGGCCGGTAAGCCCGGCCTGCCCCCGGTCGTCCAGCAGATGCGCGACCACCGCGAGAACGCCAAGCGCGGACTGCCGGGCCTCACCCCGCCGCCGAAGGCGACCACCGCACCGGCGGGCGTGCCCGGGACGCCCCCTGCCCCCGCCAAGGCGGCCCCGGCGCCTTCGGCACCTTCCGGCCCGACCCCGCAGGCACCCGGCGCGCCGAACAACACCCCGAAGGCGCTACCCCCGCACGTCCAGCACGCCCGCGCCGTCGCCGGACGCGCCCTGGGCGGCCGTCCCACCGCCAAGACCCACCTGGACACGTACGGGAAGATGTCGAAGGCTGACTTCGACAGCCTCGACGGGCCCACCCAGAAGACGATCCGCGACGACCTCGCCAACGCCAAGGCGAAGTTCCTCGACCCGAAGAAGCAGCAGGCCGCGCAGGATCTCCTCAATCGTTTTGGATCAAAGCACCCGGCTGCGGCCCCGGCGCCGACGGCAGCGAAGGGCTACAGCGACCCCCTGAACGAGGCCGTCAAGGCAGCCAGTGACGGCACGGTCCGCACCGACGACCTGCTCAAGCGGGTCGGTGTCCTGTCGCAGAACTCGATCAAGGGCCTCGACGACGCTGACCGCAAGAAGATCCTCGTGCGCCTCGCGTTCGTCGCCACCCACCCGCAGGCCACCCCCGACCAGAAGGCGAAGGCCACCGCCTACGGGCGGATCATCAACTCCGGCAGCCCGGTCCAGAAGGACCTGAAGCTGGACCATGAGCCGTCCCTGGGCGAACTGCACCGCGAGGAGGAGAAGGCCAGCACGGCGAAGGGCCAGGCCAGCGCCGCCCGCCGCCTGGCAGCACTGGGGGCCACCGACACGAAGTCCACCGCCACCCGGGCCGACCGGATCGCAGCCCTCGCCGCCCTGCCGAAGGGCGAATTCGACGCCCTTCCCGCCAACGAGCAGCGCAAGATCCTCGACGCCCTTCAGGACCTACACCGGGCCAACGCCGGATACGGCACGACCCCGCTCCCTGAGGACGCCGTGGCGACCGCCGCCATCGAGCGTCTCACCGGCCACCACCCGGCCGTCGCCCGCGCCCGCCAGGCCGAAGCCGACTTCCGCGCAGGGAAGATCACCGCCCAGGACCTGAACGACGCCATCCTGACTGCCCGCGTGCAGGCCAGTAGCGCCACCTCGAAGGATGCCCTCAGGAAGGAAGAGCACCGGATCGCCCAGGACAACCCGACCCTGCCCTTGTGGGCACGGT